TCTCGCCAGACACTCGCACAGATGACTTCAAAGAGTTCCGCACAATGGCGCGTCAACTGTCTGCCAACCTAGAGACAGCCGACATTACACAGACTGTGCGTACACTCACCAAAACATTGTACCCAACTTCGATCTTGTCAGACGGTACGCGAAACCTGTTGGAGAACACAGCCGCCCGTATGGGTTACGATGCGGATAGCGTTCTTGAACAACTCGTCATCGAAGACGTGGACATGACGGTAGACCGTGTGTTGATGGATCAGATCAAGGATACGTTACCTGAGTTTGAAGGTTACGAGATTGAGGAAGCGGTCAACGAAGCCAGAGAGGCAATGCGTGATGCAATCGCCTACACAGTCAACGGTTTAGTAGACGCGCCAGAGGCACGTAGTCGGTTCTTGCCTTTGTCCTTGTATGGGGACATGGCATCTAGTGAAAGCCTAGTAACTCGCAACTCGCCAGCGGGGGTATATACAGATGCAGTACCCGCCGAGTTCGCGTCAGAGTTTGCAGCCGAAACTATCAACCGTATGTCGCAAGCCTCAGTCGATGCAGTCAAAGATTTTACTGGATCAGACGACATCAAAATGATGTTCATCACACCAGAACGTGCGGATTCCATATTCGGATCTTTACCTGTGATCACAGATCGTCCAGCAAACACAATGGACGCTATGCGTGATGCGATTGTGGATAGTGCGCCAGAAGCACGTAAGACAGTGGTTGCTGATTTGATTGATCAGTCCGAAGCCATACGCAACGGTATCAATTCAGCACGGGCAGATGGCACCGCGTCTGATCTTAGTGATCATTACATGTTTGACAGTGTTGTTAATACTCGTCTGTCTAATTTCAAAGCAAGTGACCTAACGACAACCAAGCCAGTGTTTTTGCGGGACGATAAGCCAGCGGTGTTCGGACACCAGATGACTTACAAAGATGACATGGTTCGCGGCGTTATCGAAGCTATACGTCAATCAGCCAAGACACCTAGCCGCCTCGAAAGCATTGATAACTTTATCGCGGATAATCGTGGTCTATTCAAAGGTCGTGAGGTGTTTAGTAGCCTGTCTGAACTGGCTGGTGGCAACGAACAGTTGCGCCGAATTATGCGTCAGGCAAACTACTCCACAATAACCGTTGACGGTCAGACAGTATTGCTTACCCCTCGAAAAGCCCGTTCTGTTTCTAGCGAAGAGTTCATCAAGGCGCAGCCATTGCTTGGTGAGGTCGAAGTCGGGTCAGGTGCAAACGCTCACATTGTAAGTGAAGCACGTATGGCTATTGATGATGGCGAAGCCGCCGTAATGCAGACAGCAGACGCATTAACAAAAGCTGGTATGCCGAAAGGCGCAGCCAAAGCTATGATCAAAATGCGTAAGAAGAAAAGTCTGAATGAGCGTGACGTTCAAGAGGTGCGAACCGTTCTAACAACAGACACGCAATCAGGTATCATTCGACGTGCGGGTATGCCTTCTTTGGCCGACTTCGCAGAGCCAGCCGATGGCAGTGGTGGTCACTTTGAACGCATACATGGTCGCATGGCTAAGTTCCTTTCGCCCATGACCAAGGCTTTGAACGAGTTGCCAGACAGCAAAAATCCAATGGGTCGTTGGTTCGATGCTGGATTGCGCCAGATGTATGACACGACAGCCGAGTTCGCCGCCCGAAAGGTTGGTGATGGCGAAAGCATCATGGGCTTTAATGTGGTTCGCGGAGAACAACAGCCTAAGTCGCACCGCCGAATTGCTGATGCGCTTGGCAATCAGGATCAAATGCCGAGGCTCTTGAAGACCAAGAAAGAGCGCGAGATTTATTCTATGATCCGCAAGTATTTGGATGACGTTAAGAAGCGTCTTCAAGATGCTGGTGAAAGCGTAGGCGTGATTGCGGAAAACTATTTCCCGCAAGTCTGGCGCGTTGACTTAATCAATTCAAACCGCCCTGAGTTTGAACGCAAGCTCGCCAAGTATTTTCTTGCAGAACATAAAGAGCGGTTTGGAAGTAACTCACTATCGCCAGCAGAGGCCGCGAAGAAAGCCAAGGATGTTACCAAACAAATCGTTGATGATGGTGGTGTAAACCTCCCTCGCAGCAAAGTGTTTAGTGCGGGAAGTGGTCAAGAGGATTTCTTCAAAGAACGTATGCTGCGCATTGACCAGTTTCCAGAGTTCAATGATGCAAGCAACATGAAAGACAACTTGGGCGTTTTTATGGAGAAAGACTTGATGGTGGTCATGTCTAAATACTCTGAAAATGCTGAACGCCGCCTGGACATAACTGACAAGTTCGGCCCAGAGGGTCATGGCATGACAGACTATGTGACTATACTTCGTAACACACACGATGCGGTGTCCCGTCTTTTGTCTACGCACAAAATCCTCAAGCCAGACTATCACGTTCTAGCGTCTGGCAATGAGCCTGATCTAAACGGTCCAGCCGTAATGAAAATGCAAGGCAACTCTGCCTTGTTCAAAGCACCGTTTCCTTCAAAAGAAAAAGCTGACTTCTTTACAGAGCAGTTGGTCAAGAAAGCGGCGGCGGGTGCGAAGCGGGATGAATTGGTACGGACCATAATGGATCGTATGCAACCCACGGCAGACAGTGACGAGTTCAGCGATCAGATGCGCAAGAACTTCCGCAAACGTGCAGAGGCTATTGGGTCTGCCCTTGAGGATACCCGTGGCTTCACCAAGACGCCAAGCGAGAAGAACGTGGTACACGCTGAGAAGTACATTGATCTTGTGATGCAAAAGCCAAACGGGTCGGAAGCTTGGCGCAAGGCATCATCTGCATTGCGGATGATCAACGGTGTAACACTACTCTCGTTCACAACTCTAACGTCCTTGGGCGATTTGGTTCTACCTCTGATCCGAAGCGGTGACTTCAAGTCATGGTCCACCGCGCTGGGCAACTACATGCGCGATCCAGTTGCGGGTTCAGCCTACCGCGACATGATCCGCAACGTGGGGGTTGCAGTGGAGAACACTGTCCACCAACGCATGAGCAACAGCTACGGGATCGACGCTAACCGTTTTACTACTGGCTTTTTCACAGCAACAGCACTGACGCCTTGGACTGATATGATGCGCGAGATTTCTGGCGCAACAGCATTCGAGCATTTCAAAGCAAGCGCACGTATTGCACAAGAGGCACCTAACACTCGTCAAGGTCGTTTGGCGAAACGGGCCTTGGATGAATTTGGGTTACAATCTTTGTATGACAAAGGTGCGCCACACATCGACATGATCATGCGCAGTGGTGGGACCGAAGCGGAACACCCGATGTATGAGACTGTGCAAGCTGGTATGATTAAGTTCGCAAATGAAAGTATCTTTGCACCGAACAAGAATGATTTGCCACAATGGGCCACACACCCTGCGGGTCAGTTGATGTTCCAACTTAAATCGTTCCCTCTTAAAATGCTGCGGCTTGGTCGCTACGCATTCAAGGAAGCGTTACGAAGCGATGACCCAAATTATGCGCCCCTGCTACTCTACATGACAGCAGGGCCAGCGATGGGTTTCACAGCGGCAAACGTGAAGGATGTTGTTCAGTCACGCGGTGGTGAAGACAATCGACAGGCCGAGTTTAGAGAGCGCAAGCTATCCAAAACAGTTACCCCTCTTGAGGGTATGCTGAGTGACAACGCTGACAAAGCTTTGGGCTGGTATTGGGATGGGTTTATGACAATGGGTGGCTTGGGTATCCTGGGCGAACTGATGTATGACACGGTTAATCAGGTCGATAACGGTGCATACGGTAAGGTCAGGATTGCAGAGACATTCATGGGTCCATCGTCTGGGTTGTTCTTCGATGCGCTTACAATCGCAGAGGGCGGCATGTCAGCAGTTGGCGATGCAATCTCAGGCGAAGGGACTAACGGTAAGGAACGCGCAGCGGTCAGAGAGGTTATCAGTCGCGCCCCATTCATTGGTCAACATTCGGGTATGCGTGAAAGCATAGTTGATAGGATTGCTGGTGAAAAAGGTTCAAGAGGCTAGGTTAGTCGAGCGCGATGGTAGATATTATGTTTACTATCGCGGTCAACTCATGGTGATAACAAGGGACAAAAAGATAGCACTCAACATTCAAAAAAAGCCCCGCGAGAGCGGGGCTTAGTTGGGAGAAAAATAGTGAACTATTTAATGGTACGGTTATGTTCGGGGTGATCTACCCCTTTTTTCCATTTCATATGCTAATGCTGAGTAGCCGATTTTATCACGGTAAGAATCTTCGTGATCAATAGAATTGAGAAGGCGGCATGTCTTGACCCAATCCATCATAATCGCAGCGTGTGCAGCGGTTATCTCACCATGCTTTTCTAATGCTTCACGGGCGATGACTGTCCACCCGATAGCTATATTGTTATGGTTCCAAAGGGCGTCACCGTAATCAACCGATCTAGCACCGTTGATAGTTTCTTTCGCGCTATCAATTATGGCGTCACGGTCAAGCATATGGCAATCCCATTGTCAGACCAGCCTTGGTCAACAGCACATCATGCTCTGTAGCAACCTTTTGTATATCGACCAGAGTTTCCTTGGTATGCTTGAGCTTCATTCGTGCTTTGTGAAGGTCATCGAAGTTCTTAACCTCACCCTCTTTTTCAAGCTGAACAATGCGGTCAGAAATACTTTCTATCTCTGCCTTTTTTTCGATGATGTCTTTGCGAGTATGGGTGATCAAGTCCCAATTTATATCTGTTGTAACCATTACTTTGCCGCCATTGTGAATTGTTCGTATTTATCACACGCCTCTGCCTCTTGCTTATTGGTAAGCTTGCATGTGAACCCCCCCTGATCGTCAGGGCGAGAGTGTTTGCAGAATTGACATGCTGGCGAGAGAGGGGGATTTTCCCAACACGCCGTTCTTTTGAAGCACATCTTACACCGCCAATCTTCGGGGTAAGAACTCACTCGCCAAGCATGTCCATCAAGCGCAGCTTGAATATTACTATAGATCTCGTCCCATTCTAATTGGTCGAAGTGGACGATTTCAGCGTGATATTTAGAGTTATCTTTACAGTAGGAAATAAAAAAGCTGCGCTCAATTCCAAACATTGCCATCATCATCATCATCTGTGAGTAGTATTTTTTGTGTGAAGCTTTCACACCATACGTCACAAATTTGTTGTAGTTGGCCGCGTTCATAGATTTGATTTCGAGAATGAGTTGTTCAGACCCATCCTCAAAATCTACCAGCCCGTCACTATGACAGACCACATGACCGCCCAACCATGAGCGTTCATGCTGTCTTCCCGTCACCCCATCGTTTGGATACACCCGTAGGTCTGCCATGCGTTGAAGGTCACGAACAACCTGATCCTCAAGCCTATGCCCCTCGCGGAAAATACGCATTAACTGCGGCGGCACCATATCATTAGGAAACCCTCGCAAGGATAACTGCAATCTAGCAACGCAGTCGTGTCCAGACGAGGCACCTATGTAGCACCGCGAAGTTTCATTGCGTTCTTCTGCCTGTTTGTGAAAGCCAGCATCTATAGCTTCGACAACCGCAAGGGCTTGGGGATCAGATGGGTGAGACATTAAAAGGGAATTTCATCATCTAGGTCTTCTGACACAGGGGCTTGATTAAAGTCTGATGCGCCAGCGTCTAGCGATGCAATCTTAGATTTATTAACCCGACCTACCCTCAAGTTGCCTGTGTTCTTGTCAGGCCAGATTTCAATCTCGCAAGCCTTGCCAGCAAACCAACCAACCTCTGGCGGGTTCGATCCTGTCCACCCTAAAACATCCAAGACACCTTTAAGTTCTTGAAGGCCGTACATTGTGTTTTGTTCGGACGTAGGGTTGTTGACCATGATCCAGTGCTTCCGCGAACCATTGTCATTCTTGTAGTTGATCTCGATTTGATCACCACCCTTTGATGTTTTCTTGATTGCCGCACTCTCAATCATTACTTCATGTGTGCCACGATCAAGTAGGCTGCTACCCGATGGTCGTTCACTGGTTTTAACTTTCGACAGATCGACATTTAAATACGCGCTCATTGTGCTACTCCTACACGTTTGGTTTTTTCAAATTGTTCTTTGGTCATCATCATGCGATTGACCAACTCAGGCACATCTGTGCCTTCCTCGACGGGGCGAATGCGCCCATGCGGGTCGCGGTTTTTTCCGTGCCATCCATGCACCTGATCGCACAGCATGTATCTGCGCAGGGCCATCTTATCCTTGCCGCCTTGCACCTTCTGTGTTTCGGTCTTCGTAACCAACGCACACACAAGATCGAAGTCACCGATGTATTTCTTTTGCTTAGACTTCTGGTGGAGCATGGGCCAGAAATGGGTCTTACCATTGTCGTCTTGTTCTTCGGCGGCGAGTGCAGTGACGATTGTATGGATCGGCAAGTCGCGCAGATCACCGATCAGTGGATCAATTTTCTGGCTGTAAATCTGGTAAGGTTTGAAGTTGTTGTTCTTGTCAGGGTTTTCGGCGTTTGCCTCATTAAAAGCACGGCGGGACAACTCAGTTATACTATCTACCGCCAACCACTTGTAGCCAGCCTCTCGAAATTCTGGGCTGCGAATGAAGCTCATTATCTCTTTGAAGGAATACCCGTTAGGGTATTGGTCCTTATCTACAGGGTGATCAAAGGAATAGAATGGCAAGAAGTCTATATCCTTGTCACTGATTGAGGTAAGCCCCCCTTCGCCTGATATGATCAGACCTTTGCCAAACGTGTCAGCAAACTTGCCTATTGCGGTGGTTTTTCCAGCCCCACCGTGACCGTATAGAAGGATGTTAAGGTTGAGCGCAGTAACATCGCTCGTCTTAAAAAGTTTAATTTTCATGTTTTGAGAACCTTCACTGTGACTGTGCCGCGTTTAATCGTGAGAGCTTCACGAAGTTTATCCTTCACCAATTCGTCTGCGACATCATAAAGACGTTTGTTCACGGTGAAGTTTTGGGAAACACATTCGGGCAAGGGTTGTTCATCGAACAGCTTTGCAAGCACAGCCTTGTCCCAATCAAATTTCTCTGGGGTATTAATCTTGAGGCGACCACTATCTGCGAAGGGGATTTCAACCTCGCCATACTCTTCTGGTAGTTCGGAAAGTATTTGATGCTTTAGGTAGTCAAGTTTTTCCTTGACCTGATCTAGCTCGTTAGCTGCGGTTCTGTATTGCTCACAGTATTCGGCAAGACGTTCATCGCGGGTTGAAGTTGGTAAGGTAATGTCACCAAAAATCATTTCATCGGGCATAAAGATTAACCATTGCGTAAGTTGTGTCTGACGTGTTAGTAACACAACCGTTACACCTGAGCAAGAGAGAAAATATGCACTTCAATATTCAACGATTAGTTGACGATCTCGGGGGAGCCACCGCCGTTGCCAAGCAAGTTGGCATTGGTCGCACGGTTCCCTACGGTTGGGTGCGCCGATCTTTCATCAGTTCACATCACCTTTCACTGATTAAAGAAGCCAACCCTTTGTTGGATATTAACTGTTATTTTGAACATGAGGACGCGCATGACACAGACAACCTTGGATGCAGCACTTGAATACTTAGATCGCGGCTGGTCAGTCATACCGATTAAAAATGGAACGAAGGTTCCACCGTTTAGTTGGAAAGAATTTCAGTATAGGCTCCCCACCGAAGACGAGATTTATAAGTGGTTCGATGGAACCGATCACGACATAGCAGTGGTGTGCGGATCAGTTAGCAACCTAGTCGTTCTTGATACGGATGATCAACAAGCTACTGACCATGCGAAGACTATGGGTTGGGATAGAACGCCGTACCAAGTCAAGACTTCCAAGGGTTATCACTTCTACTTTTCATCGGACGATAAGATACAGAAGGGCAAGGTCAAAGATAAGACTGACCTCCAAGCCGAAGGTGCTTATGTAGTCGCCCCACCGTCAGCAAACAAATCACTTGCCTTACAAGTTGGGTGCGATCCCTACGATCTTCCTAAGTACAACGGACCAAGGGTTGGCTCTGCGGATAACGTCATTCCTTTTACGCCCACGCCATACGATCAGATCAACCTGGACTTAATTAAATCTAAATTAAACGCATGGGAAGAGGCAGAGTTTTTTGTCGAAAGAGAGGGCCGTAAGCTACAAGCTGGCGATAGCTGTCACAATCGTATCGTCAGTTGGGTCGGACATTTAATATCTCTGAGCCTAGATCATCAAACCGTCTATGACAGAACCCTTGAGTTCTGTGAACAATTTATGGATGACCCCTTCGATGACAAGAAAATACTTGAGACCATCAAGGGGTTGCTGCGCAAGGAAAAAGTAGAGGAACACTTCGACCCCAAGCCGAAGCCCGAACCAATTAGGTTTGACCCGATCACAACGTCAAGCATTGATGTACTCGCTCAAACTATTGGTGAGCAACGCTTCTTTGTTGATCCCATCATCCCATCTAATGATGCGTCATTGACTATGATCTTTGGGTACTCTGGGCATGGTAAGTCGATGTTCACGCGCAACATGTTGTATGCAGCGTGTGTCGGCAAGATGAACTATGGCCCATTCATTCTGTCTGACAAACCTCGCGTTCTTTATCTTGATCTTGAGAACGGCAAGCGAAACATCTTGCGTTTCCTGAAGCAAGCCAAGGCAACCTATGGCGATGCGGGTGACAGGTTTATGATGTTCGCTGGTTTCCAACACGGCGATATGAACCTCAAGACAGACGAGGGGGTTGCAAGCTTACAGTCTTGGATCAACGCCACTCGCCCTAACATCGTTTGCATTGACACAGTTCGTACCGCGTTTGTCGGGATGCAAGAGAATGAAGGCAAGGAGTGGTCAGGGATTAACCAGTTGATCCTTGCGCTGCGCAACTCTGGCATATCGGTGGTGCTAGTACACCATGCCAACAAGCCACAAGGTGAAGGGGCAAGTGGGTCATACGCTGGCTCGACCAACGCCCTCACAAACCTAGAGTTCGGGATCAAGGTCACACAAATTTTTGACGATCAGGACATGGCTCGAACCAAGGCTGGGCTGTATGCTGGTGATATAGAAAGTCCCATGCTTCATAAGCTCTACCACCCTGCGGCACTCAAGAAAGGTGAACACATGGCAGTCAAGCTTGAAGTTCGCTTTGTTAAGAACCGTGAGGCAGACGAAAGTTTAGAAGACTTGAGCTACGTTGCTTATGCCACCGACTATGATCGGGACACATTCAGATGCGTGTCAACAACAACCTCGAAACAGAAGGCTCTTGTATGGTGTCGCCCACATCGGGATAGCAGCGGCACGGTTGTTCCACCCCTGTCTAATGATGACATCGCCAGAAAATTAAACATACATAGTAGTGTAATTGAAGATTGGGTTCGTCCATTAACTTCCAATAACGTCCCAAATAAAATAGCTAATCTGCAAAAAAATTGATGGGTAGGAAGTTAAACTCGCGTTCCTTCGTTATCGAACTGCGCGGCTCCTAAAGAGCCGCTCGTTATCTCCGACAACTCGTCAGCGAGTTTACACCTGTTCGCTAAAAAGTCAATACTGGTTGTCAAAAAAGTTGTGTAGTGTTATATCCGTTACAAAGTTCTTTTGGAGTTGGGTATGTCATCACGTTCCCCCATCACTCCCGAAGTTGAGCAGTATTTAAAACTTAACCATAAACTTTACACTCATAAAGAACTTGCTCAACACATCGGGTGCTGCGTCGAGACTGTTCGCCGTGCGCTAATGCGTCTTGATCTAGAAGTTATCTACGGTGCCAAGTACCAGCGCAGACAATCACCTAAGAAATGGAAACGTCCCTGCATCATTTGCGGCTGCACGAAACAGCGGCCTAAAGCTCAGTACAAATGCACCGCCTGTCACGACAGAGAGCGTGACCAGAACAGGCATTTCAGTCACTCGCGCACATCGACGATCACCTTACCCAAATTGAGAGAGCTTAAATTATGTCGAGACAAAAACGAAAAGGCGATGGTTATGAACGCGAGCTTGCTCACTGGCTAAACACAAACGTCTACAAAGAAGAAAGGTGTGAACGCGCACCTCTATCTGGTGGTGGTTCAGTAAACATGGCAGCGGGTGGTGCAGACCTTCTCGGAACGCCAGGAATATTTGTTGAGGCCAAGCGAGTAGAGAAGCTACCTTGGCGTGACGCGCTTGCGCAAGCTGAACGCAACTCAGCCCATCGCAAGACAGATCAAACTCCATTGGTAATTACTCGCCGCAATCGTGAAGCAACTGAGGACAGCGTGTGCTTTCTTAGACTGAAAGAGTTTGCGAAGTATTATGAGGCGTATCTTAGAGAGCAAATGAAACTCTAGGACGACAGCGTGTGTATAAGAATATAAGTTAAAGGCACCTTTAAGCTAAACATCATCCTCAAAATAACTAACTGTATTGGAGTGGTGTATTGGCTATCGTCGAAGTCCTTGCCCTTGCGGGGGCGGTTACAAAAATTAGTAGTAGTATTTCGTCTGCTATAAAGGCGGGAAAAGATGTGCATTCAGTGCTACCAGCTTTTGGTAAGCTGGCTGACTTAGAGGCGCAGATAAATCTAGCGGAAAGCGGCAAGCACAAAGGTTTTCTTGGACGCCTCACCTCGACTGAGGCAGAGGGCTACGAAATCGCATCGGCAAAGATGGCACACAAGCAAGCGCAAGCTGATTTGAAGTCGGTATGCCGCTTGTATGGGCCGAGCGGTATGTGGGACTTGGTGGTGCAAGAGCAAGCCGCTGCCCGTGTTCGCAAGCGCAAAGCACTTGAGGGAGAGGCTGAGAAGCGCGACAAGTTATTCTTTATTTTATCAGTTATACTTGGTGTCACGATCTTCGTTGTTGGTTCTGGGTTCATGTTTTATGGTGCTAGTTTTCTAGCGAACTAAATGGCGCGGCTCCGCTTGAGGCTACGCCGTTATATTTTTTTTCTTATGGGACGACAGGCCGCAGATGCAAATGTTATTTGTTGAGTAGCCAACAAAGGAATACTTCATGGGACTTGAACACATAATAACTGTGTTGATTGCACTCGCTGGATCGGCGGGTTTCTGGTCCTTCATAACGATGAAGGAAAAGAATAAGCGCGAAGTCCAGACGGAGTATCAAAATACATTGAAGGATCAGGTGGACAGGTTAGCCGAGAAGTTAGATGTCTATACGAAGGACAAGGAAGAACTCTTAAAAGAAATTGGTAAGCTGCGTTCCGAGTTGGCAAGGGCGCAAACAACGATCCAACACTTGGAGACTATGCTTCGGACCCGTTAAATGTCAAGAAAAGACCAGATACAGATTGGTCGCCGTGGTGAATTTTTAGCAGCTTACATACTTGAAACTTATGGGATCACCACAACCCACGTTGATCTGCAATACGACGATCTGTGGTGCCGCACACACTCAGGCGAATTGTTTAGGGTGCAAGTGAAGTCCACCCTCAAGCCCACCACCTACACAACCGACCTCGAAAAGAAACGCTACCAGTTTTGGCTGGGGGATTCCCCACCTTATCACGGCGTCTATGTCTGCGTAGCTCTCGACATCGAACTTTGCCTTGCGTTTAGGGACGACAGGGCGGTGAAGACTTTTAAAATGAGGGACAGTTGTTTCACAGAGCAGAAACAAACTGACAGCATTCGAGAGGCATTTTCACTATGACCGTAAAGCATGATGGCATCATTGTTCACTGCGCTGCCACCCAACCACAATGGATGGAAGACAACTCAGCCGTTGATCAAATGAAAGAGATCGACAAGTGGCACCGTGACCGTGGCTTCCGAATGATCGGATACCATTACTACATCGCCCGTAGTGGTGAGGTGGTTGTCGGCAGACAGCTTGGCACAACAGGCGCACATGCCAAGGGTAACAATCAGACCATAGGTATCTGCCTTGCTGGTGGGTTCGGATCAGACGCAGACGATCTAGCGACTGACCATTACACCGCCGTTCAACTCGCCGCCGCTTATGACCTAATCCGAAAGCTTCAAGACCAGTACCAAATTTCCAATGATAAGGTCATCGGCCATAACCGCGTGTCGAGCAAAGCGTGTCCTGGCTTCCGCGTCCAGAAGTGGTTGGCTGGAATGTCACTATCCGAAGCCACCCAAAAGAAACCAGAGCGCACGAAACCAGCCCAATCGAAGACGGTCAAGGCATCTGCCGTAACCGTAGCTGCATCGGCTGGTACAACCATCACTGCCCTCTCTGGTATGAATGAGACAGCACAGTACATCATCTTAGGTTTTGCAGGGATCACGATCTTGTTCGGACTCTACATAATGAAGGAACGGCTCAAGGCTTGGGCCGAAGGCTGGCACTAACATGTGGGTGATTGTTGTCCTCTTCCTTGTGCCAGACGCATACAGAGTGGGCAGCAATCAAATGATATACCAAGACAAGCGCACTTGCGAGGTCGGGCGCAATCAACTTGTTGCAAGACTAACGGCAACCGCCCCGCCAGAGGGGAGGGTCTCTGTTAAATGCGTAAACATGCGTGGAGGTTTGAGCGCGTAAATGTTCGGAATAAACAAACTACAAATGTACGGCTTGATTGCCGTTACCTTCGTACTCGGATTGCTTGGCATTTATTCTGCTGGCGTAAGTCGGGGGCAAGATAAAATCAAACGCAAGCTGGATCAAAAGCTGATCGACAGCATGAGAACCGCCAAGGATATTGACGATGAAATTGACACGCTTACTGACACCTCTCTTGCTGATCGGGCTAACGAGTGGGTGCGCAAAGATAACGGCTGACACTTACTGTGATGTAGCCAACCCACACTTCTTTAGTTCAGAGGCAACAGTTGATTGGTTGATCCAGAACGATAAGCCCTTCCTTAAAGACAACTTAAAGCACAACGAAACATACAATACCTTGTGCGGTTAGGGTGTTAGACAGCTTGCCCTTACAAGATGTTGTGATTTCGGTTAAGGTTGTCGCAAGGAAGAGGGGTGACTTGGAAAATCTCAACAAACTATACGCACGTAAATTAATTGATTTGGAACTCATACAAGTTAATGGCGAAGTCTATAATTCAGACCTCGACCCAGAGGAAAAGGCTCTCAGGGAATACTGCATGTCCACACCGAATCGTAGGACATTTGCCATCTTATGTGTACGCGCGTCCCTTGATGACATCGGTTTACTGCCTAGTGATGCAGTCAAAGAGCTTGGCGCAACGCGCCAGACCGTTGATACAATGATCACTGAAATGAGTGACGCTGGATATATCATTGTGCGACGAATGGAAAACAACCATCGAACAATTCTCGCCAGTGATAGATTGACTGTAACCTATATAAAATACGCAGCAGCCTTGGCTGATATAAGCCAAGCACTCGACTTGGCTGCGATAAACACCGCTAGAAAATACCGCCAAGTAACTTAGCACCTCTCCACTAAATCGTTAGGCGTTCACCCACCCCAGGTGTGTCGGTTATTATACACCAACAGGGGGGTATATACTATGAATTATGGTGAAGGGTTGACAAGCGAGTATCATATGCGCAACTATGGGGTCCGTAACCACACAACCATAGGAGATTATCAGACGATGAATGACAACCTACGCATGGATATGGCAAGGTTGGAAGCAAAGATGGACGTAATTATTAGTATGCTTCAAAACAGGGGCGGTAATAATTCAGACGCTCCATTTAGCCATGAACTTTCAACCGCGCTAACCGTATCAGAAAGCGCATTATTACGCAGACTAACAATCAAACAACACTGTGTTGCCCAACTACTCGTCAAGGGTTGGAAGAACGCAGACATAGCCGCACTCATGGGTGTCACAGACAACACAGTAAAGTTGCATGTGTCAGCCGTTGGGAAAAAGATGGGCCTCAAGACAAGAGGACAGATTGCTGTCGCCTTTAGGGACGTATGTTCCAAGTCATCCACTGGCGAATATGAAGGTGCATCTGGTGGACTACCCATGAATTGGGGCGATACCGCGCACATAGGAATGGATGACAAACTTGCTCCGCTTTATGCTCCGCAAAAGAAAGGTAGCAAATGGGACTGAGTGTAAGAACCAGAGGTCGATCCTCAATGCTGCAAGCAAAAGGATCGCTAAAAGTAAATGGAGTTATCACGCAAATTCGTGAGAGCCTTCACACGTCTGACCCCGACGAAGCCCACCGCAAATGTCTTCAATTAGAAATGGACATATTGCTGGGCAAAAAAATAATCGGGCGTAAGGTAAGTGCCACGCAAGTATTGTTCAGCGATTTGATCAAACGCTTCCTTGCCGATCCATCTACTGGATCAGGCAAGACTGTGCATCAAATTTTAGAAAAGCTGGATGATCATTATGGCTCTACCCTTGTGTCAGACTTCACCAAGGCAGACGCCACGCAATATATATATGAGAACCACACATCGAAGGGACACGGCAACAACCATACTCGCCGTGTCATAACACAAATCCAATCCCTTCTGAACTATGCTCACGAACAAGGCTTCCGCAATGAGCGGATAGCCCTTCGCAAGCCACCAGAAGACATAAAGGATTTGGAAGTTCTATCGCCATCTGAAATCGACGCGGTGTTCAAAAGGCTCAAGCCCTGCAATCGTAGGCTTGCATCCTTCATCCTCTATACTGGCGCAAGACCAGCCGAGGCATACACGCTGCGCCGTAAGGATGTGGACTTCCCTCGTAAGACTTGTGTTCTTACCTCTATCAAGGGGCGCAACCGTGTCCCTCGTAAGCGCACCATACCGCTCAATGCGAAAGCATATGCGGCGGCGCACGGCAATCAACTTGCCGAACTCGACAAGGGAAGTGATTTAATGTTCACTTACCTTGTCAACGGTGAACACCGCCCGTACCATACTAGGGCGGGGTACACATACTTTATCAAGGACTGGACCGCTTCATGTGAACGCGCTCAAGTTGTGGACAAATCACCGTACACATTGCGTCACACCTTTGGTTCACGCCTTGGTGATAACAACACCCCATTCGCTGTTATCTCACAGCTCATGGGACACACCGATCCGAAGACAACTATGCGCTATGTGCATCCAACTTTCGAGGATCATCTAACGGCTGTCACGTCTATCTTGTAGGTGTGCCAATCACACAACGCCGAAGGTTGTCATGCCTTATGGTTTATGGTGTAGAGACTAGCCCTCTGGCACGGGGCTAGTAACCACACCAACACAACCTTCGGCATCACTTGTAACATCATTCTGTTGTTACATTTATATTTAAAACACGTCCCGATCCATTACGGGACACACGCTGAGGCAACTAACTATGAGCAATAAAGCAAGCAACGTCATTCAACTCAAGGTAACTAACTCTGGCAACGAAGACATACATAAGTATGCGTTATCGGACATGCCCTACAATGAATTGAGAGATGTCGTTGAACAGGAACTACAACAACTCTTAAAGAATGTGCTTCCTCACAACTTCAATCCAGAAGACATAAAGGTTTTAGATACAATCTTGAGAGAGTTGTTATTCACTGACGAATAAGACTAAAGGCAGTGACCATCCGACTTGTGCGGGTGGTCTTCCCAACAAAGTGCTTGTCCATAGCGGCAAGCATTTTCTTTTTCCAGGCTTCATTCTTGAGTGACAGATAGATCGCAAGCACCAGCTTGTCATTGTCTTCCATCTTCTCACTCAGTCCACATCGGACGTAGCCATCAGCATCTATGCTGATCGCTGGTGTACTCTCGACAACATAGAGTTGTTTGCGGGTGGCTTGTATCTTGGTCAACTGGCTGTCCTCTTTGTCCGAAAGAACCCATCATGTTCTGGGTGGTTAAACATAAACAAACGTGCGTAGTAAGCCCGATGATTGTTAGACAGTTTGAATTGATCCCCTTCTGTCTCAATGTCAGTGTGCCATCTGATCCGCTCGAACACTGAGTTGATCGAATAATTATCATACCCTCGCTCAATGATGTCGAAGGTGAAGTGTTCAACAAGATCGTAAACGTGCGGGTTTTCTTTGTGATACAACCACCACTTCTGTTTCAATGATAGCTCTGAGCTACAATCATCAGTCATCGGCATGATCCCTCACCCAATCAGAATAGGCCATGACCTTTTCCTCTGGTTTGTATTCACCCCGATCTATTGCAATGGCCTGACGCTCTACATCATAGATGTTCACCTCGCCCGTCTGCGTATAGGATGATGCTGCGCCCTTGATCAGAGACAAGAGGTAACGGTATTTAAATTCTGCATCGATGTTCATATCATGCCCTCGTCTTTAAAATCTTTTTCTAATTTCTCTGCAAATTCGGGGTCGATGTGCCGCATCTTGTGCAGCATTTCCATCGCCTCAGTCCTCACCGCAATCTTCGCCAGCCGTGTCTTCGATCTGTCCTCCCCCACCACACGCTTCGCAATCCTCGGTTTGAACGTCGAGGTATCCCCCATTGTGGTAGTCGATGACGGGGACTTCGTATTTGACAGACCCAGAACCACCACATTCTTCGCACCACTTAAATCGCATGGCAGAAAGCCTCTCTTATTCTTTTTGAAATACTCTCGCTCAATGGCAAGCATCGCCTTGCCCAACTCGACTTCTTTCCACTCGCCAAAGCGCAAGTTATAAAATGGTTTTATCATTCGTGTAGTTTCCCTGCCGATTGCTTCACTCTTTCAATGAGTGTTTCCAATTCATCTATTTGATGTTTCATTCCTGGGTGACACATCATCCGCATCAGCTTGAGCTTTGCTTCAATCCGCTCAATCCATTGCACCGTTTCCACCATTGCCCCCATCATCCAGCCTCATAAAAAATATGACTGCCGATAACGCCCACCTGTCTCATGCTCTTTGACCAGTAGGGGGTCACGTTCTTGGCGTGGTAGTACAGGACGGTCTGCCGAAAGATACGCATGTCCTGTATCTCGTAGTCGTCAATGGCATTGGCTGCGATTGACAGTGCTTGGCTCCACGCCTCGGCATCAGTCGGCTTGTCTGACTTACCGTCATGCGTCCAACTGAATTGCTTGTCTTGCCAAACCACCTCGCAAACATCATCGGGATAATCAGGAGAGGCAACACGGTTAAGTGTCACCTCGGCTATCGCGTACTGTCCAACGCGGTCTTCACTTCTCGCCTCAAAATATATGTTAGTAGCAAGACACGTCACGGATGCTATGGTTAACAACATGCGGCTTCCTTTCGTTTTTGTAATGGGGGTAATGCTCGTCAATCAATCGACATACAGTCGTGATCTTGTCGAAGTCTTTGTGCCGAACCTTGTTGGTCCTCACGACACAACCCACTCGCCACCAAAACATTCGTGGTCGCCACGGATACAGCTTGTACCAAGTGTCCTTGACCGTGGGTGACATTCGCTGATCAAACTTTAACTTCATATGATCTACTCCCTTGTGTCCTAACCGTTACACTAAAGTTGTGTTGGTTGTCAAAAAGAAAAAGGCTCACCCGAAGGCAAGCCAATCAAATCAACCCAACAGTGTCGCGTATTGCTACGCTCTCGACACGCTCTCAAAGTCTATGAGGTCCAAGCCCATGATGTCCTCTCTCTCGTCAGACTGTGGGCAAGTGTTAAACAATTCCCGTATTTTAGCCCTTGCCTCGTCGCCCGTATTCGCCTCAATATTATAATCAATAGTCTCGATCCGTTTGACTATCGCTTCCACCTTAACATTCCAATTCATTAGACTCGCCGCCTTTGCTATGGTTGTTGTGACACATACACTACAACAACTAATGCTGTTAGTCGTCCTTAATGTAAAGTGTGTTGGCTCAAGGCCCAAATCTGCTGCGGCTCCTGGCACCCATCCCTCTCGTCAAAGCTCATTGGTGTTATCACTAGCTTGCCACCACTTGGTCGGCAGTCATAAACATGGGCCACATCCTCAAGGTCTTCGTCCACGAACTCACCGCAAAACAGAATGTCATACGGGCCTCTCTTGTTGACCGCTACAAAGCATGTAGCAAATTCCAACGCATCGAACTTTCTAATCGGCAGTGACATGGGGCTGGTCAGTGCTGCATAGAGCATAGACATAGCTCTCTCGTCGTCGCAGTCCCTTACTGCCACCGCCATTTCTGTTTCGTTGTCTTGGAAGATGAAGATACTCTCGGACATTGGGACACTCCTTTGTCCCATCATCCCATTATCTCAGGTCGTGCGCGTCCCCAATCTAGGGGCCATGCTATATTTTACATCCAATCAGTGGAATGTTCTGCATCAATCGGTGCAATGCCAGCCGAATGAATTATCTCCATCGTGTCCACTATCTCATTGTACCTTGCTTCCGCAGCGGCCTTGCTTTCCTCAATCTCCCAATGGTCAGTGAGGAAAACATTGGGTGCCCACTGTTGTTCTGGTGTGCCTGTCTTGCTGCGGGTCGTGTAAAAAACTACATACATTATGCTGTCTCTCTTTTGATTATCATTACGTCCAACCTATCAAGATAATCCTCGTTGCTTTCGTCATCTAATTGAGGTTGGTTTTCATTGGCGTAAGTCATCGCTACCCAATCTTCAAACTCAACAAGGTCTTCTTTGTG